CATGTGCATTGGTACGTGCCTTCAACAGTTTGATGTAAGCGGCAGTCAATTCACGGCTGTAACCATCCTCAACATATTCTTCATGTTTAGTTACGGGGTCACGAATAACAAAAGTTGTATTACTTTGTCGGCTCGTATAACGACCAGTAGAATCATATGCATACAATGATTTTTGGCCATCACCATCGGTCAAGAATACGGTATTCACAATTTGCAAACGATTGTCTTTACGGAACTTGGGAACAATTTCCATAGCGGCAACAACAGCTTCATTCAATGGAGTACCAGAAAGACCGAACCAGTCAGGTTTGACACAGTAACGATTATGGAAAGCCAACAAAGCAGAAGCGGCATATGAATATTCGCTTGCTGACATACGACTAGACAACAGATTCATCAAAGAGAATTCACCCAGTACCATATCATCTTTCTTAGGATGAACACGGGCATTTTTGTCATATGCTTGTGTGAAAGCATAAACATCATAAGGAATGTTAACTTTCTTACAGAACATAACCAGATTCAACAATTGACGGATGGTGTTATCAATGTGGTTGTGCATTGAACCAGACCAGTCAATGAACATAACCAAGCCGTGAGACTTGCCGTTAGGTACAACTGAAATCTTCTTGAAGATATCTTCACTAAAACCATAAGAATAGATTTTAGACATATTCAATTCACCAGTTTTGGCAACGGATGCACGTTTCATTTGATCCGCATTTTTACGCAGTTCAAATTCTTTCACCAAGTAACCAACAACTTTCTTGGATTCTTCACGCAACTTTTGATAGGCCTTTTTATCGGCACCATTGCGGCCATCAGGCAATTCATAACCACCGTTGACCCATTTGGCATGGTCAACTTTGGTTTGCACATCCAAACGATAACGATTCCACAGCAGTTTGTGGTCAACAATAATTTCGTCAATCTTTAACTTGGGAACATTGCCATATGCATATTTACGACCATCATTTGAGAACAATTTGTGTTCATTCCTGCGGAACGCTTCATCGGTGTGAGAAATGGGAGTCTTGGTGTTAGCACCGGATTGACCGGCAGCACCTTTAGTCTCATTTTTCGTCTGTCCGTCATCACTAGATTCTTCTTTTTGAGATTTTGCATCACCATTAGAAGATTCTGATTGTCCTTCAGAATTATCCGATTCATTTTTTTGGCCAGAATCACCATTTTCAGCAGATTCACCATTTGGATCGCCAGGTTCTGTTTCATTTCCGTCTTCATCATACTCATAATCATTAGGATTTGTAGGACTAGGACGATTTTTTTCTTCTTCCGTCATGTTATCGCAGATTTTTTTAGCGACACGCATAACATCATCATAGGTTACAGTGTTTTCCACTTCATCCAAGATGATTTTTTCTTCATCGGAGAACAAAATACCAAGGTCAACACCGCCTTTGCAATACAAATTGATGCGGTCAATGAAGTTTAATTTGTTCAGGTCTTCATCTTTGGTGCCAAAAAAGTCTTTTTCAAGCAAATCCTTGTATGCACGAATGAAGGACTGGCGCAAACCAGGATATTTTGACTTGATTTTGCGTTCGATGCGAGAATCTTCAACAACATTCAGCACGGACATAGACATTTTTTCTTCAAATGCCTTTTTAAGACCATCCAATGGAGTAAAAAGTGCGTGGCCGACTTCATGACCAATGAAAAGGTCGTATTGGTCGTTTGTAATGTCTTTGTTTAGAACAGGAATAGTCAAAACACGATTCTGAACATCAAAGGATGCAGTAGAAACGTTGCGTTGTTCAATGTGAAGATTTTCGGTGGCCATGAGTTTGGCCAAAAGTGACTTGGATTGAGTAAGTAACATAATAAGTCCTAATGAATATGTATGTATTATACAATAATTCTAGGTTTTGTCAAGTGGTGTTGTATTTTTACAACTAAATTTCAGTAATATAGAGACAACCGTCTTTTACTTCAAGGTTTAGTTTAGTTCCTTCTACCCATCCAGTAATTTCAATTAGTTCCGGAGGAAAAGTTAGAATTCCATCGCCGGATCCGTCTGGAGCATCTTCAATAATTGCTGGCCAAGAACGGTCATTCATATTGATGTTTAAGTTTTTCATAATTTTCTTGGTCCTGCTCAAATTGAGTGAGATTGGCCCACATTTTAGTGACTTCAATGAGACTTTTGACTGCATCTTGGTCAATCTTGAGTGGTTCCATCAGTCGGTTGTCACTTTGCGTCAAAAATTCTGTCATTTTATGCATCTCCGTTCAAATAATGCGACAAATTGCGTTTATGCTTTTCTTTACGTGCATTAAAAACGACAGGTTTATGCACTTGAACTGGTTTGATTGGTGTTCGACACACCGGACGTTGTAGTTTTACTGTAAAATTGAGTTTTTTCATTATCGCCTCATGTTTGAAATGTCTTTTGCTTGTTCATCCGTAAAAACCGGCACTGCATTGCTCTTATGCATGGTTGCAATACCTTTCATTGCGGTTCCTGTATAGACTTTTGGTGCAGATTTTGTGGCAACACCAAGTCCTGTATCTAAAGATTCGATTTTACGGGTTTCCCGAACAAAAACACCAGTGACAACTGGACTTTTGATTTCCGGTTTGTGAGTAAATTTACTCAATGATTTAGGTTTCATATCCTCAATGGATTTCAACCAAGCATCATACTGAGCTTGTTGGGCCTTAGGCACTTTGCGTTTTTTTGACTTAGGAATACTACCGTGAATAAACATAAAATCTCCATACAAGTCTTGTATTATACGGAGATTCCAGTTTTTGTCAAGCCGAGTGTTGTTTTTTTACAACATCATTTGCGGTAACGTTTTGCGTCTGAATAGTAGTCTGATTCATATGCATCAAAATACTTGGACTGTTTTTTTGATTCTCTTTGTTTGTCTCGCTGTTTACGGTCATATGTATTTGTTTTAAATGCATATTCATCGTTGTAGTCTCTTTCTTTGCGAAACTTAGCTACATTTTTAGACACTTACTAACTCCTTATTATGGCAACATTGCCGGAAAAGCTTCTTTAACAAATTTATAATCTAAACCTTTAACACCCAAGTCTTTATTGAAAATACCAATAACAACTTCTGCTTCTCTTGGTTCCAGATTTTGTAAAAACTCGACCAATAATTGTTCACGTTTTTTAGGTGTTAACTTTTCTGCTGTTGGATCACCCCTACGGAACATATACATTTTACGAATTTCGGTGGATAATTGTGCGTAACCCATTCCAGCTGGAACATCTTTTATTTGATATCCAATTGGCATTTCGGTTTGTAACCATTGGTATTGTGGATGAAAAGCTAACTCTAAAACTTGAACTAGAGTTTTGCTTAAATTCCTTTGGATTACGGACATTCGGTCTTTTTTGTTTTTGGCCAATTCAAATTCGTCAAAAACTTCATACATATTTTTCATTAAAATTCCTCAATCACATCCATAAGGTTTGTTAGTTTGTTTTGAATAAAATAATTCAACATTTTCTGCTTGTTTGCAGGTTTCGTTTCTTCATACGTATTTATGATTTTCTCTTTGATTTCAACAGGAATGCATTTTAGGTCAATCAGTGTCTTGTTACGAGAATAACCAATACGTGCATTTTCATCCGACCAATTTTCAACGTTTTCTTTGAGTAACTTATCAAGTGTACCTTTGGTAATTGGTTTTTGTCTTAGGTCACGCACAAAACAATCACTAGGCGAAAAGACATTAGGAATGCCGTCACCTTTATCACCACGAATAATTTTTTCTTCAAGTTCTAGCAATGGGTTTTCAGACTTTAAGAATTTCTTTAATGCAGGATTATATTGTTTGACATTTTCACCCCAACGTTGCAGTTGTAAAAAATCTCCATCACTGGAAAGAATGAGAATCTTTTCGTGTGCGGCATGTCGAGGAACAAGAGTACCAATAATATCATCCGCTTCAGCAGATTCAACATCAATCACTTTGTAAGGAAAGTTTTCTTTCAATTCTTGTTTGAACTTTGCCAACATGTCAAAGATGGCATGCCAATCCAGTGTAGACTTTTCACGGGTCTTTTTACGACCTGCCTTGTAGAATGGAAAGAACTCCTTACGCCAATACTTGCGGTTATCACAACACAATACAACCTCACCGTATTCCTTGCGGAAAGTCTTTAGGTGCATTCGGAGGATATTAAGAACCATATGTCGGATTAAACTTTCTTCCAACTTTACGTTCTTTTGGTTTGAGATTTGAGCCATTAGTCCGGCTAAAAGGACCTGGTTTAGGTCAACGAGAATCATTACGAATCCAATAGTTAAAATTGTACTATATCACACTTCTTGTAATTTGGCAAATACGTTGTCAACAAATTCATTGGAAGTTGTTGTTTTCCTGCAAACGATACCAAACCAATCTTCTTTAATCATTCTCATAATATATTCAACTGGTGCAGTTAAGATGCCCTCAAACTTATCCACATCAACTAATAAACCTTCTTCATCTTCTCTAAAAAGAATGATATGGTAACAGTCACCCATTGGAGAACCATCTAATTTGGTTCCTTTATCCTTATATTCGCTTGCTTGAACATGTATAGTTTCATCTTCTGTTGGTAAAAAGACATAACTATCACAATCGTTGTTCAATAGTTGTTTGAGTTCTGTTAGTTCGGTCATTGTAGTCCTTAATATGAGACTTTCTTACTCTGACCATGATCCAGTCATTGTAATACTCATCACTTTCCATTACATTATTTGCGAATTGCTCTTTCGCTTCAAGGTAACTACACTCACCTTTTGTCTTGCAAAGATGTAGTATCTCTCGGCGGAATTTATCCTGGCCATACAGTATAACATCTTTTTGCAGTTTGTCACTACTTCCGTAATAAGTTTGCCAGTCCGATGGAACTTTCACTCTTTTACGTTTACCTTTTACCGTTTTGGTCCTAGAGAACCAGAAAAGTTTCTTGCCGATATACTTTTTATTGTTCTCTAGGTTTGTTATCAGATATACAAATCCGTAACTATCACCAATTTGGTCTTCTGTGAATTCAGTATCATTATATTGCCAAGTTATTCCCATTTGAGGTCATCTTCATCTAAGTCATCATCCTCTATATATTCTTCGGATAATTCTTCGATTGGATCACCACAGAAAGGGCAATATTCTGGCAAAGGTTGTGATACTAATTGTTCAACATACTCAACGGCGTAGGTTGATTCACACTCTAAACATTCTCCTGAAATTACTTTGTTTGTCATTTTTATTCTTCTTATTATAGTTTAACAAATCATTTGGCCCAAACATCGGACCAATCCCCAGTCAAAGCACCCTTTGCATAATCGGTTGCACGATTTTCAAAGAAATTTGTGTGAGTTGGTGCATTAATCATTTCTTCAACCCATGGTAGTGGATTCTTCTTGACTTTAAAAATGCCCTTCAATGATAGAGAAATCAATCTACGGTCAGCAATGTAACGAATATATTTCTTAACATCTTCTGCCTTCAATCCTTCCATTTCACCCATTGCAAAAGCCAAGTCAATGAACTTATCTTCCAATTCAACCATCTTTTCAGCAATCGTGTAAATGCGTGACTTCAATTCATCATTCCAGATTTCTGGATTTTCTTGAATGTAAGTACGGAACAATTTAATCATGTTTTCTGCGTGTTGTGTTTCATCAACAATAGACCATGTAACAATTTGTCCCATACCCTTCATCTTACCGTGACGGGGGAAATTCAACAACATAATGAAAGAGGAGAACAACTGCATACCTTCAGTAAAAGCACTGAACACGGCGATATGAGTTGCAGTATTCTCTTTAGTTGTATTCTGCTTTGAAATGTCCAACACATAGTGGTGTTTCTCTCTCATTTCAGCATACTCTAAGAATTCATTGTATGTTGTTTCTGGTAATCCCAATGTTTCAATCAAGTGTGAATAAGCGGCAACGTGTAATGCTTCACGAGCAGCAAAGCCCAACAACATCATTCTCATTTCTGGTTGTGGAAAGTATGGTAGATAATTCTTAACATAACCACCAGCAACGTCAATGTCACCTTGTGTGAAGAAACGGAAAATGTGTGTTAGAAAATTCTTTTCACTATCTGTTAATTTCTTCTTCCAATCTTTCACATCTTCCATCATTGGAACTTCTGTGTGAAGCCAATGTGATTGTTCATGTTTCAACCATGCATCATATGCCCAAGCATAGTTGAAAGGTTTAAAGTAACTACGTTCTGATGTTACATCATTCTGCGCTTTCTTAATCATACTTCTGCCCATTCTTTTAGTAGTTTTGGTGTTTTGACTCCGACATTTCGTTTCACTTCAATGTTTTCATCTAACATTACTAAAGTGGGAACAGAACGAATACCATATTGATTTGCAATGTCTTCATTTACATCAATATCAATAACCTCAATGGGAAGGTTTAGTTCTGCTCTTTCCAGATTTGCGGCCAATGTTTTGCATGGTTGGCACCATGATGCAGTAAATCTTAAAATTCTTTTCATATATTATCCTTCACATGCGATACAGTCATTACCTTGTGCAATTTGTGTCATGTCAATTTCTTTGATGACTTGACGTTCAATCTTCTTAGAAACCTTGTCAGCCTTACCAATCTTTTCAGAACGGCAGTAGTACAATGTTTTCAATCCTTTTTTCCATGCCATAAAATGAATAGCATGAACGTATTTAATATTGGCATCTGGACGGAAGAACAAGTTCAACGACTGAGCTTGGTCGATATACATTTGTCTATCTGCGGCCAAATCAATAACCCAACGTTGGTCAATTTCCATAGATGTTTTGAATACTGCCTTTTGGTCATCAGACAAAATATCTAGGTGTTGAACCGAACCATCGTTGGCAATAATAGAAGACCATACTTCATTATATTTGTCGGTGTCGGTAACCAACTCTTTAAGAATTTTATCCAACCAACGGTTCTTATTCAAAAATGAGCCCGATAAAGTATCTTGACGGTACGCATTAGCTCGATAAGGCTCAATACTAGGGCTAGTATTTCCCATGATGATAGACGAAGAAGCATTTGGAGCGATAGCCATAAGATGACTAAAACGCAAACCAGTACCCTCAGCATCCGGAGCTTCTCCACGTTCTGTTCCCAAAGATTTATTAGCTTCATCTAATCCCTCTCTAATACTTTTGAAGATTCTATTATTAGCAACTTTTGCCATCACACCTTCAAATGCAATTCCGTTCTTTTGAAGATATGCATGGAAACCGAGGGCACCAACACCAATAGAGCGTTCCAACATAGCAGAATATCTTGCTCTTTGTACGACACTAGGAGCATTATCAATGAAATACTGTAGGACGTTATCAAGCATCTCCGCAACGTCCCGAAGAAAAAGTGGATCATTCTTCCAATCATCATAAGTCTCCAAGTTCAAACTAGACAAGCAACATACAGCGGTACGTTCTTTGTTTGTTGGCAAAATGATTTCAGAACACAAGTTTGATTGGTGTACTTTCAAACCTTTATCTTTCAACCATTCTGGTAATTCACGGTTACTTGTATCAATGTAATGAATGTATGGTTCACCAGTATGCATACGCAATTCTAAAATTTGTTGCCATAAAGACTTTGCAGAAACGGTTTCACGAATTTCTTTTGAGTATGGATCAATTAAATTCCATGAATCATCCGCATTAGGATCCAACATACACTTTTCAATGATTTGCATGAAGTCATCGGTGATGTTGATTCCATGGTGTAAGTTCAAGCAACGCACATTTGGGTCGCCTGTTGGTTTACGCATCTCTAGGAAAGGAATGATGTCAGGATGAGTAATATCAAGATAAGCGGCGTAAGAGCCACGGCGAGTGCGACCTTGACGATACGCCAAAGAAGAAGCATCATATATTTTAAGATGCGGCATAACGCCTGTAGACTTATCATCGGCAGACCTAATACCAAAACCAATACCAACACCGCCACCGAACATAGAAAGCCAGTTAGTTTCTGATAGGTTATCAACTAAACCCTCCGCTGTATCATTGATATAATTTAGAAAACAAGAAATGGGTAGGCCTTTCTTCGAACGACCGAATGATAAGATTGGTGTTGAATATGACAACCAATGTTTTGATGAGTATTCGTAAAGCCTTTGTGCATGTTCTGGATTGGTTCCAAAGGATGCTGACACAAATGCAAAACGTTCCTGAGGTGATGTTTCTTCCTCACGCATGTACGATTCTTTTAATCGTTTAACACCCAATTCATCAAATAGCTTATCACGTTCTAAGTCTATCTTAATGCCCATGTATTCCATATTATTCCTTGTTATTATTTTAAAAACTGCTTCAACTCTGGTGGTGTCCAACCTTCTGGCTTCAACACCTTACCATCTTGTCTTTTAATCACTTTACCTGTCTCTGGATTAATCTTTGCCAGATTACTCCTCGCCACTTCATTCCATGCACCTTGAACATCATAACCTTTCATGTAACAAAATCCGAGAATAACCCAAATCATGTCCATGCAAGCATCTAACTTTTCAACTTCATCATTTTTATTGTTTGCATGAATGAACTCATTGAATTCTTCAGCAATTAGATTACGATACAAACTTGCATTACCAAGAGTTTTCTCTTGGTCACACGCTTCAATAAACTTCACCACATCATTATACATTAATAAATTCCTTAATCATTGGGAAAACCGGCTCAATCACCAAGGCACATGCCAAGGCTACTTCTTGATGTTCTTTTTGTGTGCCATTTGCGCTTCGGAGTTGTATATAGTGGACCCAAGAACGCAAGGTTCCTGCCATATACATGCGTGATTTTGTCATGCCTTCCGGCAAAACCGCACGGGCCTGTTCTTTGGCAATTCCATTGTCTAAAGCCCATTTATAAGCATCTTCAACTTCATCCATAATTTGGTTTTGACGTTGACGCCATGTCTCAATCAATGTTGCGTTATCGGTTTCAATACTGTTCTGACGATTCTTGGTATCTTGCAATCGTGCTTCCCGTGTTTCAAATCCAAGTTGTGAAGCATCAGCATAACGCTGGCTAAACTCTTGGAAAGAAAACGAACGGTGACGTAAAATTTGCCGTGCAATATCTCTTGTCGTTTCAATCTCCAAAGTCAAGGAAACCATCTCCAATGGAGACCAGTGTTGGTTGTTAATCAAGTAACGCACCAACTTTTCGGATGTATCCGAGTTGTTTTGGTTGGCTGGATTAGACACTCTTGCCGCATAAGCAATCTGGTCCAATAAATTCTTCCCATCAGCACCTTGGGAATACGAAATCAACTTTACATTCATATTATACTTTCTTCCAGTTTACAAATTCCATCTTTGCACGTAGGTTCACAAACGTGTTTTTCTCCATTATATCATGTAATTCTTCAATGTCAAATCCTGATAAAATCATGTCATTAACATCTTTGTCGTTAATCATGGGAGGCCAGATTACTACATTGAAGTGGTTATCTATGGCCTTTTCCATCAACTTTACAATTTCTTTATTTCTTGGTTCATTATCATAGACCAATACCAGTTTTGATTTGTCCAAGAATTCTGCTGCCGATTCCAACGAACTACTTGCAACTGCAACGGCATTCTTGATAAACATTGAATCAATCGGTCCTTCAAAGACATAAATCTTCTCCTGTTCGTTAATCCGGTCCATGCCGAACATGCGTGGACCTTCGTCCGTTAGTTTAATTGTGATGTAACGTATCTTTGATTCACCCAATGAACGACCTTGAAATCCTGTGATGTTTCCTTCTTTATCATGAAACGGAATAACAAGTCGTTTATCACCAGCAATGATATCTTTATCTACACCAAATGAATCTACCAATGCTTTGAATTCTTCTGCATAGTATAGATTACTATACATGGTTGTAGGTATTGCACGATTGATTACATATTGTTTTGCAAAGTGGTCATCAGGCAATTCTGATATCTTTGGTAAATCTAAACTTTTCTTGAAGGTAGGCTTTACAGTCAACTCGGAGAACGTAGGCTCTGGTGAGTTTGTGTTGGCTGATGCTTTGTATAGTTCCAGTGAATACTGTTCTAGTAGGTTAGTGTCAACCTGTTTGAGAAAGTTATAGAAAGATGTGGATGCACCACAGTTGTGACACATGTAGAAGTAGTTGTTACCTTTTCGGTAAACATACCCACGACACTTGCTTTTGTTTTTTTGGGAATCTCCACACAGAGGACACCGAAAATTATAGAGGTCTTCTTTCTTTTTAGAGAACCTCAGTAATTTTGGCGACACTTGGAGGAGGAAACTACGGTCAATGTATACGCTCATAATGTAAAAAAGAGAAAATTATCCGAACAGACTTCTCAGTGTATCAGGTTTGACATGAGAAATCAACCATGATAAAACAAGTATACCACCGGCAACCATCCACTTCCATTGCAGAAGTTTATCCAAGGATTCTTTTTCTTTTGTATTATGTTCTTGCATCTCTTTATGGAGAAGTTTAATTTCGTCCAGTAAAGTTTTTTCGGTATCCTGGACTTTATCCAGGACTGCATCTATACGACCATGCAATTCATTAATGTCGCCATTTGTCTCAAGTCTTCTCTTGTCCATATCATCGTATACCTTTGCAATGTGACGGTCGTGCTGATCCACAAGTTTTTCTATAACCTTGTCCATCTTATTACACAGTTCTGTTATGGTTGATACTTGAGACTTTAAAACACCCACATCAACTTGCAATGATGTTTCAGCCATTTATTTTTTATCCGGAATCTTTGTACCATCTAGTTTTTTGTGAATAGTAATTGTTTTGCAGACTTCTTTTTCTTTTTTAGTCTTTGCATCAACTGTTGTTTCGCAAACCTTTTTGGTTTCTGCGTGTACAACACCAAAAGTCAGTAGAGATAGTGTAAGGGCTAGAATAATTGATTTCATTTTGGTTCCTTAGATTTCAGGTTGTGGTGCTGGAGGAGGAGCAAGTTTACCACCAAAACCAACCATTACATCTGAAGACGGAACACCGGCATTATCTGCTGAAACTGGTGCTGTTGGCAAGGGGGTAACTGGTATAATTGGTTTTGGTACTGGCGCAGATACTGTAGGTGTTGCAAACACAGGTTGTGGTACGGGTGCTGCAACTGGCGCTGGTGAGACTGGTGTTGGTCTGTTTGCTGCATCTAATGCCTTTGCTTTTAGGTCTTTGTCGTTACCGGCCAACATAATACCTGACAATGTACCTGTCAAGAAAGTGGCAATTGGTATAATCATTTCAAAGAACTTCTGGTCAATAGGACTGATAGCGTTTAACGGCTGAGTGATAAAGATAATAGAATATAACACAACAAAAACAATACCTGTTAAGGTCAATGCCAGACAGATACCGATAAAAAACTTCAGACGAGCCATTAACTGGTCTTCTGTGTATAGGAATTGTTCGTTATTTTCCACAGTTAACTCCTTGCGGCGGCTTACCGACCGTTGGCGTTTGGTTGGCTGGTACACTTGGTTCAGGCGCAGGCGGACCCAATCTTGGATCACGTTGACCCTTGAAGATGTGTTCTGGACAAGTCCTTGTGACATCACATATAGGCGGTTTACATTCCTCTTTATCCCAGTTCTTAGGATCCTGACAAGGATAACGAAACTTATCACCGCCACAGAAAGCAAGAGTAAGTGGTAGTATGAGTAAGATTGCGGCATAGGCAAATAGTTTTTTATCGTGCATGTTATGCTCCTAGTACGGACATGACATGATTATAATGTTTAATTCGGTCATCAAGACCAATAGTGCCACCATTAATACGTTTTGTCAATGTTAACATATCATTCTTATCAGCCCATTGGTTCAAATTATTGGTTTCCCAGAACCAACATGCTGATTGTGCAGCACCTTCAAATGTTTGCATATACTCTGCTGCTTCTTCTGGTGTTATACCAATACTTGCAGCAAACCAGAAATAGTTGTCTTTGCCTGTAGTCTGAATTAGACCACGACCACAGTAGCGGTAACCGTCACCAGACGCTTCATCTCCATTACCCATACGATTGGCGTAAACACGGTTAGCGATTGCTTCCTGTTTGTTTGGTTTACTTGCATATTCGTTTGCAATATCGTCTGTCGGGAAATACTTCGGAAAAATCTTGCGTAGAGTTGCCGCTTTGTAATTTAGATTTTCTTTCAATGCGGTAAATTCAGCAGACTCATGGGCACACTGAGCCAAGAACGCAGCAATACGTTGCGGTGTATCAATTTGATAATCCGGCAATAATTGTTCTAAAGCAGAGTACCAATGGTCAATATATGGATTCTTTGGTAGAATCTGCTTCAACTGCGGCTTAGTTAAAATCATAGTGCTCCAGCAATTTGCACAATACCCATCAAAACGGCACGTGCTTCTTCATCGGTTGCCAATTCTGCTGCGGTTTGTTCGATGTGTTTGACCAATTGTAGGTCTTCGACCAATTCTTTGAATTCGGATGCAGATAGAGAACCAGCATTATATTGTGCTTGATAATCTTGTGCCAATGCAGTTATGTCTTGTAATGTACTCATCTTGGTTTACTCCCAACTACTTGTTGAATTTCTTCTGCGGACTTGCTGAT